GCAGTACACGGACCGTCAGGGGCACGAGCACCACTGGGAGCGGACGGCGGAGACCGATTATCCCACCTTGACGGAAGTGGTCGACGAGAGTTGCTGGTGCCCGGCCTGCGAGGACTGGCATCGCGAGTCACACCTTGAGTGCACCCTGTGCGGCGAGCACATTGAGCCGAGGATGGTCGGGCGCGGTGCGGCCCGGGAAGTCGTCCCAGGCCGCACGTCCTACCTGTTAAACGGAGAGCCGATCAGCCGGGAACAGGCCGTGCTGATTCTGTCCAAGATGACCGACTGATGGACGAGATCCGGGGAGGCTACGCCTGATGGGCCAGCACGTCTTGGACGTGTTGGACCGGATAGACGAGGTACTCGACGACCACGCCGCCGGGGTGTTCGCCGAGGCGATGGACTCGGTACGGGACCTTATCGACGGCAGCGTCCCACCCGGCTACACGAAGCCCTTCGAGGACTGCGACTGCCCGGCCTGCGACTGGAGCGCGGAGCCCACTACGGCGGCCATGTGGACCGCCGGCCCCGGAGACAGTGACGTCAGCGCCCGGCCTGACCCCCCTACTGGGGCTGATCAGACAGTGCGGAGTCTGAACCCCGTCTTAGCGCCCTCACCGGGTGAGGCTGCGTCTCACCCGTTCGGGCTAGCGGTGTAGCGCGCGCGGACACGCCCAACCACTACCCTGGACGGCACCGCACACCGCCGTGACCAGGGAGGACACCCCCCTTGACGACGACGTCGCCACCACTACCGATGACCCACGACGAGAACGTCGGACTCAGGGTCGAATGGGTGGTGGCCACGGTCCCGGGGAGAGCTATCTGGTCCGGGGGGGAACTGATTGCCGTCTGGGTGGACGCAGTGAACACTCCCCGAGCCGCCGCAGCAGCGCCGGACGAATCTGGACCAGAGTGACCGCCCTCTGCGCCGTGAACACATGCGCCGTCCACGTCACCGGATGCCCCCGCGAAGACTGCGACTGCCCCCCCGCCACCACCGAACCCGGCCTACTCGTCTGCGCCTACCACGCCGACGCCACCAGGGAGCGACTCAAGGCCCTACCCAGCTTCTGGGCCATCCTCTCCACCAAGCCCACCACCGGACGCGCCGAGGTCCGCGGGTCCGCCGAACCACCCGAACCCATCGGCGAAGCCGCCCGCACCGCCCGCACCACCATGCGCACCATGCTCGCCACCTGGTCCAACACCCTGACAAGGGACCGCGGCTCACCCCTCCCCGACGAGCAGACCATCACCGCAGCCACCCGCACACAGGTCCTCCACCACCAGAACGCCGCCCTGCATGCCGACTGGGACGCCGACTGCGCCCTACACGCATGGAGGCGAGCCCCCAACGAGCAGCGTCCCGCCCTCGCCGTCCAACGCGACACCGCGCTCCGCCGCGCCCACCAAGCCCGGCAGGCCGCCACCGCTGCCCGCGACACCCGCGAAGACGGCTCAGACGTCATCGAAGCCCTACGGGAACACATCGACCGCCACCTAACGTGGCTACTCCAGCACCCCACCCACGCCGGCCAGCTCGTCGATGACATCCACACCGCGTGGGCCGGCGCCCGATCCGCGATCCCACGCCCCGCCGCCGCCGTCCGCATCCTCTGCAAGTGCGGCGAGAGAGTCGCCCTCAACGTCACCGGAGAACACGGCCAGGAATTCCACTGCGCATGTGGCGAGTGGGGCACCCTCGAATGGTGGTGGGACCAGGTCGCCCCACCATCCGACACCAAGCCCATACCGCTCCGTGACCTACCCGACTGGCTCTTGGCGCACCACCGCCTCGTTGTCACCCATAAGCAGCTCCGCAACTGGCGTGACCGCGGCCACCTCGCCCCCCACGACTGGGTGCAGACACCCACCCGATACGACCCCGTCGCCGTAGCCATCGTCGCCCGCACCCGACTCAAGCTCAGCAGAACCGCCTAACCTCCGCCACGGCCGTGATCATTGACGGCCCCACCGCGAACTGCGATCATGCCTCACGAGGGCGTAGATCCATGCCCAGAGCAGGGTGGAGCAGCGGTGGACAACTACTAGCCCGGCCCCCACCCGCGAGCCCTCCTCCCCAACGGAGGACAGCGTGGCGCTCAGACCATGCATCGACTGCGGCACCCTGGGCCCCCGCACCCGCTGCCCCCCCTGCGCTACACCAGTGGAGCGGGCCCGCACCCAGGCCAAGCGTGCACGTCGTCCCTACACCGCGGCGGAGAGACAGCGGAGGGCGGCTGTGGTGGCCGCCCACGTCGCCTACTACGGACAGTGGTGCCCAGGCCTACCACCTGACCACGCACCCCACGTGAGCCACGACCTGACCGCCGACCACGTGCACGCTGTCGGTGCCGGCGGGTCGGAGGACGGCCCCCTTCGCGTGCTGTGTCGGACCGAGAATGGCAGGCGAGGGGCCTGAGCGCCCTATAATTCAACTCTTGCAACTCACGGAAGCACACAGGTGGGACGCAGCAGCTGGCATTGATCGGGTAGGGCCAAGAGGCTTCCCCAGCCAAGGATGCCCGGTCCGCCAAAGGGTGCGGGGGCGGGTCCTCGACGTAACACCCTGTAGTCGGAGTGACCCCGCGCTAAGCAGGGCGCACAGAGTCTCAGAAGTCCGGTTCGGATGGTTCGGGGGAGTTGTGAGCGATGGCCCGTACTGGACGTCCGCCCGTGCCGTTGGAGCAGAAGCGCCGGACGGGTCGGACCGCGACTACTGACTCTGGTGGCCGGAAGCTCCTCTCGCCCGCGTTGGTGACTGCGCTGCCGATGGCGGACGGGACGCCGGAGCCTCCGGCGGACATCGGGCTTGAGGGTCGGGACTTGTGGGGCCGGGCGTGGGCTGCTGCGGTGACGTGGCTGTCCCCGGACACCGACATGACCGCCGTGGTGGGTGCGTGCCGGTTGGCGGATGACCTTGAGGTGGCGCGGCGTCGGTACCGTGCGACGTCGGACCCGGGTGATGGGCGTGCGGTGGTGGCCTTGTCGCGGGAGTTGACGGCGGCTCTGTCGGTGCTGGGTTTCGATCCGACGGCCCGGGCCAGGCTCGGGGTGGCTGAGGTGAAGAAGTTGTCCGCGCTTGAGGAGTTGATGGCGCGGCGTGCCGGCGGTTGACGGGTGGCCGCCGCGGTGGCTGACTCCGGTTGACCCTGAGGATCTCGCCCGGGGGGATGGTGAGACCGCTGCGGCGTTCATCGAGGCGGTCTGTCGGGTCACGAAGGATTCGATAGCCGCTAGCGCTGGCGCGGCGTTGCAGTTGCGGGGCTGGCAGCGGGGTCTGGTCCGCCATTTGTACGCAAGGCGGCCGGATGGGAAGTTGCGGCATCGTCAGGCGCTGGTCGGGGTGGCCCGGAAGAACGGGAAGAGCGCGCTGGCGGCGGGCCTCGGGCTGTACGACCTGGTGATGGGCCCGAACGGTGGTGAGGTCTACTCGTGTGCTGCGGACCGTGAGCAGGCCCGGATCGTGTTCGGTACGGCCCGCCGGATGGTGGAGTTGGACCCGGAGCTGACGGGGCTACTGAAGTTGTACCGGGACGTGATCGAGTTCTCGCGTACGGGGTCGATCTACCGGGTGCTGTCGGCGGAGGCGTTCACGAAGGAGGGGTTGAACCCTCACAGCACGATCTTCGATGAGGTTCACGCGCAGCCGTCCCGCGAACTGTGGGACGTGATGTCCCTGGCGATGGGCGCCCGAACCGAGCCGCAACTGAAGGGCATTACGACGGCGGGTGTCCGGTCGGACTCTTCCGGTGCCGACTCCCTGTGCTACGGGCTGTACCAGTACGGACAGCAGGTGGCGTCCGGTGAGGTGAGTGATCCGTCGTTCTTCATGGCCTGGTGGGAGCCATCCGACCCGGCGTCGGATCACCGGGCCGGCGCGACGTGGCGTGAAGCCAACCCGGGGTTCGGTGACCTCGTGGATCCGGAGGACTTCGAGTCCTCGGTGTTGCGGACCCCGGAGGCCGAGTTCCGGACGAAGCGGTGCAACCAGTGGGTGTCGTCGGCCACGACGTGGCTGCCGTCCGGGGCGTGGGGCGCATGTGAGGCCGAGGGGCCGGTGCCGGACGGCGCTGAGGTGGTCCTCGGCTTCGACGGGTCGTTCTCGAATGATTCGACGGCGCTGGTGGTGGTGTCCTGCGATGAGACTCCGCATGTCGATGTCGTGGCGTGCTGGGAGCGTCCGCCGGGCGCGGAGCAGGGGTGGCGTGTTCCGATCCTGGATGTGGAAGACGCGATCCGTCAGGCGTGCCGCCGCTGGCAGGTGCGGGAGATCGTGTGTGACCCGTTCCGGTGGGCGCGGACGTATCAGGTGCTTGAGGGTGAGGGGCTCCCGATTGTGGAGTATCCGCAGTCGCCTCAGCGGATGGTGCCCGCCACGGCACGTTTCTATGAGGCCGTGCTGAATGAGTCGGTGACTCATTCAGGGGATCCGAGCCTGGCGAGGCATCTGGATAACTGCACCCTCAAGGTTGATCAGCGAGGCGCCCGGCTGGCGAAGGATTCGCGGAACTCGCCGCGGAAGATTGACTTGGCGGTGGCTGCGGTGATGGCTTTCGATCGGGCGTCGGCTGCTGGGCCTGCTGCTGTGGTGCCGATGGTGGCGTGGCGGTGACGTCGGCGCTCCTGCTGGCCGTGGCGGTCGCGTCGGGTGTCCTGGTCGCTGTCGGTACTGGCCTGGTCTACATGCCCGCCGGGCTGATCGTGGCCGGGCTGGAGCTGTTGGCCGCGGCGTGGTGTGCCGCGTATGCGTTGAACCGGAGCAGTGAGGGCAGGGGGCCTAGGTGAGGTTCCCGCTGTTGGATGCCGTGCTGCCTGCGCCGCGGGTGCGGAACTGGGCGCCGGTGACGCCGTCGCCGTACTCCGGTGCGGGGTTGACGTCGGGTCCGTCGTCGGTGCGGAACTTCGAGGCGTACGCCCGGCAGTGCCTGTTCGCGAATCCGATCGTGGCGGCGGTGGAGGCGAAGCGGCTGGAGGTGTTCTCCGAGGCGCGGCTCCAGTTCCAGGAGCTCCGGGGCGGCCGTCCGGGCGCCCTGTTCGGGACTCCGGCGCTGAAGCTGCTGGAGGAGCCGTGGCCGGGCGGCACGACGGGTGACCTCCTGGCGCGGATGCTGTTGCATGCCGATCTGGCGGGGATCGCGTACCCGACGAGGGTCGGCGGTGAGGTCGTGTGTCTGCGCCCGGACTGGGTGCGGCCGGTGGTGGAGGTCAGGCTCGCGCCGTTGGGGTCCGGTAAGGCGATGGTGCCGGTGGGGTACCGGCTCGCGGGGACCCTGTACTACGAGGGTGGGGAGTCCCCGGGTAAGGACCCGGCGGTGTTCCTCCGCGGTGAGGTCGCGGTGTTCGCGCCGCGCCCGGATCCGTTGGATCCGTTCGGTGGGATGTCGTGGCTGACTCCCGTCTTGCGGGACGTGCAGGCGGACCAGCAGATGACCCGGCACAAGACTCGGTATTTGGAGAACGCGGCCACCTCGAATCTCGCGGTCGCGTTGCCGAAGGAGATCACCCCGGACCAGTTCGCCGTGTTCGTCGATGAGATGGACCGCCAACATCAGGGGACCCGGAACGCCGGGAAGACGCTGTATCTCGCGGGCGGCGCGGACGCCACGGTGATCAGCGCGGACCTGCGGGGCATGGACTTCTCCCGGGTAGCGGGCAAGGGAGAGACGCGGGTCGCGAACGCCGCGGGTGTCCCCGCGGTCATCGCCGGCCTGTCCGAGGGCATGCAGGGATCGAGCCTGAACGCGGGGAACTATCAGGCGGCTAAGCGGTCGTTCGTTGACTCCACGATCCGCAGCCTGTGGCGGAACATGGCCGGATCGCTGCAGGTGCTGTTCCCGCCGCCTGCTGGGTCCCGGCTCTGGTACGACGCCCGGGACATTCCGTTCCTTCGGGATGACGAGAAGGACTTGGCGGAGATCCAGTCGAAGCGGGCGCAGACGATCCGGCATCTCGGGGACGCCGGGTATGAGCCGGACGCGGTGATCGACGCCGTGGAGGCTGAGGACTTCGCCCGGCTGAAGGGCCACCACTCGGGGCGGTTCAGTGTGCAACTCCAGCCCCCGTCCGACAGCGGCGGGGACGCGAAGGGCTCTGCGCCCGGCGACACGCCACAGAACAACGGCCACCACTTCGGGGACTGGGTGGTCCCTGAATGGCTGAACGGGCACAGAGACTTGGAGGGCTCGTGGACGAGCTGATGCGCATGTTGGCTGAGGTGAAGCGGCCGACGTCGCGGCATGCCCGGCCGACGTCTGGCGAGCGGCGGGAGTGGTTCCGGATCGGGAACCATGACCCCGCCGCTCAGGTCACCGATGTGTGGCTGTTCGATGAGATCGGCTACTGGGGTGTCACGGCGGATGACTTCGCCCGCAGCCTCCAGGCTGTGACGTCGCCGCGGATCACGCTGCACGTCAACTCCCCCGGCGGGGACGTGTTCGACGGCATCGCCATCTACTCGACGCTGAAGAACCACCCCGCCGCCGTGGACGTGCGGATCGAAGGCCTCGCCGCGTCCGCCGCATCGTTCATCGCGATGGCCGGTGACACGATCACCGTCGAGAAGCCCGCGCAGATGATGATCCACGACGCGTCGGGCATATGCATCGGTGACGCCCGCGACATGACGTCCATGGCAGACCTGCTGGCGCGGATCTCCGACACGATCGCCGCGATCTACGCCGACCGCACGGGCACCCCGGTGGAGCAGTGGCGTGAGGCGATGCTCGCGGAGACCTGGTACTCCTCCGGCGAGGCGGTCGCTGCCGGGCTGGCGGACTCGGTCGCCGGAGAGCCGGCCGAGGATGGCGACGAGGCGACCCCGGGCGAGGCCGCGCCCGAGGACAATGCGCCGCCGCCTGCCGTCGATGCGTCGTGGGACCTGTCCGGGTTCCTCTACGCGGGCCGGGATGCCGCCCCCGCCCCCGCCTTGCCTGTCGCGCAGGCCCCGGCCGAGGACGGCCAGGAGAAACCGGCGGCGCCCGCCGACGCCCCGGCCGCCACCGACCCGCCCATCGTCGTCCCGGATACCGCGGGGACGCCAGACCCGGACGCCGCAGCCGGCGCGCCGACCGACGACTGGGGCGGCATCGTCGCCCAACTCGTCAGCAGCACACCTGTCCCGGTCGACCCGATCGGAGCGGCACTCGCATGCCTGAGGGAGGCAGCAACATCATGAGCACTGCATCGATCAGCCCTGGGCTGGCGGACCGGCTCCGCGGCTGGGGCGTCACCGACGACCAGCTCGACGCCATCACCAACGTCGGTCCCGTCCGGAACGCCGACGCGCCGCCGGTCCCGAAGAACGCCGACGAGCTCGCCGAGTTCATGGGCGACCCGGGCCGCTTCAAGCCCATCCTGTCGTCCGCGGACAGCCTGCGGGAGTTCATCACCGCGTACGCCCGGGAGCAGCAGGGCGAGGGCACCGACCTCGCGGCCCTGGTCCGGGACGAGTCCACCAAGGTGCTCACGCAGCTCCTGAAGGACAACGCGCAGGACGCGTCCCGGGACGCGGTGCGGCGGCTGAACCTGGACCCACAGAACCACCAGGGCCGGCGGGGCATGCTGTCCGGGCACCGTCAGGCCACGGCGTACAACCCGCGGGCGATGGGTGCGCGGCTGGACTCCATGTTCACCGACCTCACCGACTACGCCTCCACTGTGTGGCACCTGAACCCGGACCCGAAGGCCGCCGCGAAGCGCGGTGAGATCGTCAACGCATTCGGGTCCGTCGTCCCCGCGGACGGCGGGTTCCTGGTCCCGGAGAACCTGCGGGCCCAGCTCCTGGAGGTGGCGTTGGAGACGGCGATCGTCCGGTCCCGCGCCACCGTGGTGCCGATGGAGTCGCCCCGGGTCCCGTTCCCGGTCCTGGACTCCACCTCCAACGCGTCCAGCGTGTTCGGCGGCATGATCGCCTACTGGGCGGAGGAGGGATCCAACCTCACCGACGCGTCCGCGAAGTTCGGTCGCATCACCCTGGACGCGAAGAAACTGACCGGGCTGTCCGCGGTCCCGAACGAGCTGCTCCAGGACTCCCTCATCAGCTTCGCGGCGCTCATCGAGCGGCTGTGGCCGGAGGCCATCGCCTGGTACGAGGACGTCGCGTTCATGGGCGGCTCGGGTGTGGGTGAACCGCTCGGGTTCATCGGCGCGAGCAACCCCGCCGCGATCGGTGTCGCGGCGGAGGCCGGGCAGGCCAGCGGCACCATCGTCTACGAGAACATCGTGAAGATGTACTCCCGGATGCTGCCGTCCTCCCTGAACCGGGCGGTGTGGATCTGCTCCCCCGACGCCATCCCGGAGCTGTTCACCATGGCCCTGTCCGTGGGGACCGGCGGCAACTCGATCCTGGTGGCGAACGCTCAGGGTCCCGCGCCGATCACGATCTTCAACCGGCCGCTGATCGTGTCGGAGAAGTCCTCCACCGTCGGCACCCGCGGCGACATCGACTTTGTCGACCTCGCCTACTACCTGGTGGGTGACCGGCAGGTCATGTCGATGGAGTCCTCGAAGGACTTCAACTTCGGCAGCGACAAGACCACGTTCCGGATCATCCAGCGGGTGGATGGCCGGCCATGGCTTCAGTCCGCGATCACCCCGAAGAACGGGTCCAGCAACACCCTGTCGCCGTTCGTGGAGCTCGCGACCCGCTGACCCCATCCCGTGTGGGCCACCCCGCCAAGGGAGTGGCCCACACGGCCCCCCTCTCCTCCTCGCGGCCGGGGACAGCCCTGGCCTGTGACCACTCCTGGACCAGGAAGGCGCCACGCTCATGCCCAACACGGAGGCCCTCGGCCGCCACCTCAACATCGTTCCGATCGCCGCCACCGTGGGGCTGTCCCTCAAGAACGCGGGCGGTGTCACGTTCGTCTGCACCGGGAACGACACGTTCACCGTGACCTGCGCCTCGACGTTCGCTGGGACGTACGCCACCCCCGGCAACATCATCACCCGCAAGTTCACCAACACCGCGACCAACGGGACCGCCGCCTGGGTGGAGGCCACTCAGACCGCGTCGAACGCGGTGACCATCTCCTCCGGCAGCGTGGCGTTCTTCATCGGGGAGGACATGCTCCCGGATGGGAAGACGTACGTGAAGGTCACGATCGGCGCGTCGGGCCTGGTCGCGGCGGTGTTCACGGCGCTGAAGGCGCAGCGGTCCCCGGCGAACCTCGCTGCCCTGTCGGCATGACAGGGACCGGGCACGACCTGCCGGTGTGCCCGTCGTGCGGGTCGAGGGCCTGCCTCGCGC